ATGGCAACGCTGCAGAATCGGAACGGCCGCTGGCGCGCTATGGTGCGCCGCAAGGGCCACAAAGAACAAACCCGCACATTCCCCACCAAGACCGCCGCTAAGACCTGGGCTGACCGCGTAGAACGCGAGATGGCCGACCGTGAAGCGCGAGGCGGGACCGCCGGCGACGAAACCACGATCAACGAACTCATCGCCTGGCGCACGGAGACCCTGGCCAGCGTAAAGGCGGTGTCGAAGACACAGTCCGGCAACATGACCCGCCTGCAGGAGAGCCTGGGGCACATCGCGGCCAGACAACTTACCGCCGGCGACGTGATCGAGCACGCTCGGCGCCGGGTCACCGGAAACCACATGACCGGCAAGGGGGCCATTATCCCAGCTTGCTCGCCGGCAACCATGAACGTAGAGCTGGGCTACCTTTCCGAGCTGCTGAAGCTGGCCGCACCCCTGAAAGGCGTAAAGCTGCTGGTGGACCCAGTCGCGGAGGCCCGCCCCGCCCTGCGGCTGCTTGGGCTGGTTGGGAAGTCCAAGCGGCGCGACCGAAGGCCGACCGATGCGGAGCTGAAGCAGCTGCGCGACCATTTCATGCAGGCGGCCTGGCGCTCGCAGATTCCGATGGCGGACATCATCGATTTCGCGATTCTGTCGGCGAAACGCGAAGGCGAGATTACCCGCCTACTGTGGTCAGACATCGACGTGGCCACGCGGACCATCCTCCTGCGTGACGCCAAGCATCCAAGGAAAAAGGCGGGCAACCATAAGCGGTTTGCGCTGCTGGGTGATGCCTGGTCAATCGTGCAGCGGCAGCCGCGGACCGAGGGGGAAGACCGGATCTTCCCCTACAACACGAAATCGATCAGCACGTCATTTACGCGGGCCTGCATCCGTTTAGGCATCGTGGATCTGTGCTTCCACGATCTCCGACACGAAGCCACATCGCGGCTGTTCGAGCAGGGCTACGATATCCCCGAGGTGGCCTCTGTCACCCTCCACGAATCGTGGAATGAGCTGAAGCGCTACACCCAGCTGCGACCGGAATCGCTGCATCGCGTCCCATCAGGAGCCGAACCGCAATGAAGATGCGCTTGACCACAAAGGAAACGGGACTGTGCCTGCTTGGCGTACTCGCCGGCAGCCTTGGTGGGTATGTCTCCGGTACCCATGGCTATGCTGTCGATTGGGCATCCACTGGCACGATGATTCAAGGTTGGGCCGCGCTACTGGCGGCGGTTGTGGCAGCGTGGGGTGTAAACCGCTGGCAGCAGGAGCTTCGATTCAAGCGAAATGCTGAGCTTGCGGAGAAAGTGCTCATTGCAGTTGAAGGACTGACAGACTCGCTAACCGTGGCTCGGGCATCGCCGTCAGGCTATGAAGTGGATCAAAGAGTCGTGTCCAACCGCGTCCTCACGAAGCAATCATATGAGCTTCGCCTTCACAGCCTCAGCGTCGGTGGCCACGCGGCGGAGATCGAGGCGGTGATGAACCGCGTATCAGCACTGTTCGGTGCGGAACACCGGAAACAACTGCGGGCACTATTGGATGTGACCAACGTCGTCCGGTACGGCATCCTTGAGTGCATCGGCATGATTTCCGCAATTGAAGCTGGGCGGCTTGACCTGGAAGCGTTGCACGCCATCGAACATACCGCAGACGTACTTCTACCTGACGGCGAGAATGGCGCTGAGTTCACTCAGTACATCGAGGGCGTAGCCGAGCGGTCCAGACAACTGTTCCGCCCGTCGATCTAGCTGCCCTGGTTCAAGCGGCGATTGCGAAGGGCTCAACAAGCGCGACCAACAGATCCATGGCCGTGGCATTTGCATCCTCGGGATCACCGCGCTGGTTGAACCGCGTCCAGTCCGCCTGGGCCAAGCGCCGCAGCTCTTCCGGTTCCACAGGAAGCCACTTCATCGGCCAGAACGGCAGCCGGCGCTGCCCCACCCTGCCCCTCTGCAGCTCGACAATACCGTCGTGGCTGCTGGCGCCGAGCACTCGGGAATAGGACACAGACAGCCCGTCTTCGGGCCCCTCCAAGTACTGGAGGAAGCGTTCGCCATCGAAGAGGAGCACCCCCGTAACGCCAGCATTACGGTTGAACCGGGCCGCGTCGTCCACAACTTGATCCAGCTTTCCGTTGGACAGGCCCAGCTTGTCGCCGGCGATCGCCTCGCCAGCGCTGCTCACATATACAACCGCCCTGATAGGCATGGCGCACCTCCTTGATGAGCCACGACCCTATCAGCAGCGGGCTCATGCGAGCGTGAGGTAGCGACGCTCTGCACAACGGTTCAGTAATAAGTGATGGTGAATACGGGCCTTCGTCACAAGATGGAGGCACGCGACATTGCAGCATGCGCAAAATTTTCTGGTGCACAGCAATGCCTGATACAGGACTTTTCTACGTTCTAGACCTTGATGCTGTACGCAGCATCGATGGCAACCTCGACCGCGTGACCGCCCTCAGCGTCCGCTGCAACCGCTGCAAGCACATCACCCATACCAAAGCGCCGCAGCTCGAGACAATGCCAGGGGGCACGCTGCTCGCGTGCGCTGGCTGCGGCGAGCGTCAGGCCGTCAGCAACGCGCGCCTTGTTGAATGCGACCACATGCTGGCCCCGACGTTGCCCAGCGCGATCCCAGCCTAACGCGCGCCATGTGTGGTCGATTCGTTCAGCTCCCCGTTGTCGACTTCGGCCAGCCGGGTCTGGCTGACCTCGCACCCGGCCTGGCCGAGATCCAGCCGAGCTACAACCTCGCGCCGACACAGCGCGCCTCGGTGATTCTGGATCGGGGCGAAGGCCGGCACGTCACCCGGCTGGCGTGGGGCCTGCTGCCCTTCTGGGCCAAGGCCAAGGGCCTGCAGGGCTCGACCATCAACGCCCGGATCGAGACGGTGGCCACCAAACCAGCCTTCCGTGCGGCGTTCAAGAAACGCCGCTGCGTCATTCCCATGGCCGGATACTACGAGTGGTCGGTGAGCCCGATCGACGAGAAGAAAGATCCCTGGTTCATCCACGCCACAGCGCCGCTACTGGCCGCTGGCCTGTGGGAGGACACCAGCCCGCTGCTGCCAGACGGCAACCTGGGCACCTTCACCATCATCACCGGCGACAGCAGTGGGGTGTCGGCCGATATCCACGACCGGATGCCTGTCTGGATCGACCCTGGCCAGCTCGACGCGTGGCTCACGGCTGAGCCGGAGGAAGCGATGGCGATGCTGCTGGCTTCCGAGCCGCCCGCTATGCAGGCTTACCGCGTGAGCCGGGCTGTGAACACCCCACGCAACAACACCGAGCAGCTCCTGCAGCCCGTAGCCTGAGCGGATGCCGGCAGGCGTCTACCCCTGCCAGCCGAAGGGCGGCTCGATGTGCAGCTTCTTCAACCTGTTCGCCCGCACCGCCTCTCGATAGGCCTCGATCTTGGCGACATCCTCGCGCAGGCGGTTCTCGTGCCTGGTCACCCACATCTCGGCGCCGGCACGCCCCTGCTCGTAGCTGGTACACCAGCGGAACGGCCCGCCGGGACCATGCCGGTGCCGGTCAAGACTGGCGATCCAGATCCCGTCGTTCACCCGTTGCATCAGTACGACCACCCACACGCCGCTGCAAGCGATGACCGTAGGGGCATCGTCGGGGAGGCTGGCAGAGCGCGTCGTCCAGTAGAAGTCGGGGGGCAGCGGCATGGCCGGCAGGATACGGCTGGGCGTCGCAAGCGCTGCGACAAGGGCGCGAGCTGCGGGCGTGAGCGCGTGCGGCGGCAGGGAAGCTGATGGCCCCCTTTACGCGCGATAGAGTGCGATTTTTGAGGTGACCACGGGAAAGAGGTAACAAAGGTAATCAGCCCGTCGAATTCGGTCAATTAACTTTTAAAATCAATTGCTTATATGATCTTCATGAAGGTAACAATAGGGTAACCTTGGAGTAACCCGATTACCCTTTGGGGAGGTAATATCGGCAGAGTAGAAATTCCTTATGAATCAATGACATTACCTTGTAGGGGGCAGAAAATTACCTCCCATCACCTCAAAAGGTAACCACCTTTATGCTTTTGAAATCAAACGCTTAGACCCTGTTCTGGGCCGCGTGTTACCTGGTTACCTCCTTCCCGTGGTCACCTGAAAAATCGGGCCTTTCGAGAAGGGGCAGGGAACGCCCGCAGAGGGCCTCGCAGGCGCCGCTCTTGCGCAGGGAACCGCAGGGCCGGGCGCTGGCTGGAAACCCCGGAGAACGCCACACAGGGCCGGGGCTGGGCTTTGCCGCAGGGAGTGCAGAAAAAGCACCCTATGAAGTGCGCAGGCGTGGCGGGGAGACGAGTGCGCGCGCTCGGGGACGGAGGGCAAAATGGGGGGATGAACACTACCGATCAGCTCCCCATCCCAGTTGTCCGGGTGTCGCCCACAGGCTGTGCCTTCACCACCAGCACCGACGTGGCCGCATTCTTCGACAAGCGCCACAGCCATGTGCTGCGGGCCATAGAGAGCCTGTTGAGCGACTTGAGGGACCAGTTTCAGTTGCAAAGCAAGGCGCACGTGGATGAACAATCGGACGCTCAGGACCATCAGCCCAAAATTGGGCTGATGGTCCCCGAGGATCTCTTCCAGGCGGCAGAGGTGGAGGTCGGCATTGGAAGTGGCGCCGTGCGGCGCGATCCGATCTACAACCTGAGCCGTGACGGGTTCGCCCTGTTGGCCATGGGCTTCACGGGCAAGCAGGCTCTCGCGTTCAAGCTGGCCTACATATCGGCGTTCAACGCGATGGAAGCTAGACTGCGCCAGCCCTACGTGGCTCCCTTGGCTGAAGATCTGGAGTTCGCACGGGGCCTGCGCGTGAAAGACAAGCTCATGCTCCATGAGCAGGCCTACAAGGCCTCCAGGGCATTGAGCGCCGCCATCAACGAAGACGAACGCCGCCAAGCTTATTGGCAGCTATATCAGGTCAACACGACCCTCGGTGTCCCAATGCCCACCATGGAAGCACTGGGGGTTGAGCCGTTGGCCCCCAGCAGCCGCCTGCCTCAGCCGCGCTGAATCTGTCTTGCGCCCCTCTGCTTGGCCGGGAGGCGAGTGCGCTCGCGAGGGCCAAAGCCACGAAGACGTACGCAGTATGGCGGAATCGTACGGAGAGGTTGACGCTGTACAATCTCGCCCCGCAGTGACCACGTAGGTCGACCAAATCGCAAGGAATGCTAGATGGCAACCCAATCAGACATCGCGGACGTAATCTCTCGGATCAATGATCGTTGGGCGATTCCGAAGGCCAGAAACGGGCATTTCGGCAATGTTCTGAAATCGCTGACTATCAACAACGTCCGCGGTGTAACCGAGAAGATAGAGTTCACCTGGCCGGTGACTGCAATAGCCGGGACCAACGGCAGCGGAAAAACGACGCTGCTGCAACTTTGTTCCGCTGCCTACGTCAAGGAAACAGGCGGGCGCGTCTACAAGATTGGAGACTGGGTGCGCAACGCGCTTGGCGACGAGACCCCGGCGTTCGACGAAAGGTCCTCAGTGAGCTTCACGTTTTGGGATGATTCTCCGCAAGTCGAGATCCCTTATCAGAAGGCCCGAACTCGCTGGGGCTACCCGCGTACCAATCCGAAACGCAATGTGGCGTTTATTGGCATCGGGCTGTTCGCTCCCCGCATCGAACGCCGCGACCGCCTCCATGTTTATCGCGCGCAGGTCAAGGTAAAGGCGAGCTCCTCCCTCCCAAAGGACGTCGTGCAGGCAATTTCATCGATCCTCAATGCGGGATACACGGCTGGCTCAATTCACACTGTCGGACCGGCTTCCGATCAGTGGACAGAGAATCTTCCTCAGCTGGTGAAAAATGGCAAGCGGTACGGCGAACACCACATGGGCGCCGGAGAGCAGAAGATTGTCGCGCTGATTCGACAATTGGAGGCCATTCCTGCCCGGTCGCTCATTCTTCTGGAAGAGCCGGAAATCACGTTACATCCCGACGCCCAGCGAGGGTTGGCCTGGTACCTGATGAGCCTGTCGCATCGCAAGGGGCATCAGATCATCGTCTCTACTCATTCAGGCGAGCTTTTCGAGACGCTACCTCTTGATGGCCGACTGCTGATGATTAGAGCGAACGATGCTGTCACAGCGGTACCACGCGCTCCGTACATTGCGGCAGCACGCCAATTGAATGGCGTGGTGAAGTCGAATCAGGACCTCATCTTGGTCGAGGATGCAGTTGCACAGGCGTTCTTGAGAGAACTGCTGCGCCAGAAGAACAAACAGTTGCTGGACAACTGCGCTATTGTCCCGGTAGGAAACACCGACGACGTCTACCGCCTCGTTCAGAGTTTTCGGCAGATGAAGGTGCGCGCAATTGGAGTGCGAGACCCAGACATCGGCGCTTCGCCATCGTCTGGACTGTTCTCACTGCCGGGAGACCTCGCGCCGGAATCCTTACTTCTAACTGACGACAACATTGCCGCTACCGAAGATTACTTGAACGGCATCACGGCTTGTTTCTCCAAGGCGCGCGTAGCAGGAATTGGGCATTCGGGTAGTAGTTGGGCAAAGAAGGTGTTCCCGTCCCTCGCCCATCAGATGGACCTACCCCGAGACGCTCTCGCAGATCGACTTACGATAAGTTGGCTCAGATCAAATAGTGCTGCCGCGAGCGCACTAGCCGCTGACATCGATACCGCATTTCTTGCGTAGGCGCGCTCAGCGACAGCGTATGTTTTCGCACCTAGAGCGGACGGACACATGCGACGCCCAGCAGCTTCTGCCCGCCAGTCATCACGCAGCAGCTCCCAGCTCGAAGGGGCTGAAGCGGATCACTTCTTGGCCCAACCATTCGTTGATCGCAGTCATGCGCGTCTGCAGCGGGGCAAGCTCCATCGCCGCCCACACCGCCGCTGCGTCCCGGATGGAGCCAAAGCCGCCGCTGTTCTGCGGAACGATGCCGAGCAACTGCGGAGGCACGCGCAGCGCTGCCAGCATGTCATCGCGGGTCACGCTCTTGATGCCGGTGAATTCATCCCTTGCCGCCACCTCGCTGACCGGGATCACCTGCAGGCCGTCCTTCTTCCCGTTGGGCGAATGCACGAACAGGTTTTTGAAATTGCCCGGCCCCCGCGACTGCCGCAGTGCGTCTCGCAACGCATCCACGTCCATGCCCTCGGGTTGGGGGTCGGTCATGTAGAGGATGTAGCCGGCGTGCGAACCGTTGTTGTAATACTTCCTGCGGAACAGCGTGGCCGACTCGTTCAGCAGCGCGGCCTGTACGGCTGGCATCCATTCTGGCAGGCCGTAGATCTCCTGATCGGCATCCGCCTCCCGCAGCTGGAACACATCACCGGCGGGAAACTCATGCTCTACCCGTCCGGCGCGCACCTGAAAGAACTCACCGGGCTGGACACCACGGCGCACGTACTGCGCCAGCGGCACGGCCAGGCTGTGTGCGGCGCCTGACATGGCACGGCGTCGCTCGACATACCCCATGCCGAAGGTGGTGTAGTCCAGCGCCAGCTGCGAGAACGCCTCGCGGCTCAGCAGCCGGTGCGGCCGGAACGTGCGCACCAGCATGTTGCGTTTGAACGTCAGGCCACTGTGCAGATACGGGTTGGAGCGCGTGGTGCGCGACAGCCCTTGCAGATCCACCGGCGGCTCGAAGTAGCGGCCATTGCGCCAGCATTCGAGGTAGTCAAGGAAGCCACGCGATTCCAGCACCGGGCTGGCCTCGCCAAAGGTGAACGCCTCGATACTCGCCGGCGGCGCGCTGGGTGCGCCGTGGTCAGTGTCGGTCATCAGAAAATCTCCATGGTGCCGCGCGCAGCCTGTCCGCCTTCCAGCGGCTCGTTCTGCAGCGCGTGCATGAGTGCCCAGGCCAGGTCAGCATGGCCAGTGGTGCGCGAGCGCCCGGCGGTGTAGGTCACCTGGCGCCCGCTCGGGGTGATGGTTTTCTGGATCGCCAGCAGTGACTGCGTGAGGTCGGTCCAGCCGGCGTCGTATTCCAGCCGTTCGTCATTGATTACGTCATAGGCTTTCAGCACCAGCCGCGTTTTCACCTCGGGCGAATAGTTGAAGACGGTCACGCCGGGGAAGAACTGGCGCACCAGCTGAGCAACGCCGGTGCCCATGCCGGTCGCATCCACGCCGATGTAGGTCACCCAATAGCGCTTGGTGATCTGCTCGATGAACGCCGCCTGGTCTTTGAACTCCATGCCCTTGAACTGGTGGCGTTCCAGCACGCGGAACTTGCCGCCAGGCACCAGTGGCGGCGCAACCACCACGATGCCCGCGCTGTCGCCAGTCTCGGCCGGGTCGTAGCCGATCCACACGGCGCGGTCGCCGTAGGGACGGACGGCAAACGGCTTGTAGTCGTCCGCCCACTCGACCCAGCTATCGACCTGGCAGGGCTGCAGCATGGTTAGCGGGAACACGCTGGCGCTGTCATCCACGAACTCGCACATCAGCAGATTGGCGAATTCCTCGGCGCTGTAGTCGCGGCGTAGTTCCTCGATATCGAACAGGTCACAGCCACGGCCGGCCGCATCGAGAACGGTCACGATCTGGCGCCAGATCGCGTCCTCGCAATGCCGGCCACCCATCAGGCGCGCGTGGCTCACGTCCAGCTGGATCTGCTGGGACACCGAGCGTCCCTTGTTGAAGCGCTCACCGGTCCAGAAATCGAAGGCTTCATGCGCCATGGTCGACGGCGTGCTGAAGTAGGTCTTGCGCCACTTCTTGTGCATCGCCATGCCGCTGGCGACCTTGTTCAGCTGGTTGAAACCGTAGGTCCAGAAGAACTCGTCAAAATAGAAATTGCCGTGGTAGCCCTGTGCGGTGCGGGCGTTGGTGCCCAAGAAGAACAGCTCGGCGCCATTGGCCAGGGTGATCGGGTCGCCGGTCAGGTCACGGTCCAGCACCTCACGCACGAAGCCGCGCATGTAGCCGAGGAAGATGTGCGCCTGGCTCTTGGATGCGCTCAGGAAAATCTGATTTCGACCGGTGGTCAGCGCGTCGATCAGCGCCTCGCGGGCGAAGTAGTAGGTGGCACCGATCTGGCGCGATTTCAGGATGATGCGCGTGCGTTCGTTGCCCGCCCGGTACCAATCGCGCTGGTAGTCGAAACAGCCATCTACGAATGCCGTCTGCAGGCGCTCGATCTCTTCCTCGCTGAACTCGTTCTTGCGCGCCTTCTTCTTGGGAGCCGCGTTGCGGTTGGCCACCGCCGGATTGAGGTCGGTCTCGTTGCCACCGCCCTGGTACCGTTGAATGCGCGCCTGCCGTTCCAGCTGGCGGTGCAGCAGATCAATCTCTTTGAAGTCACCGCCGGTCTTGCCTTCCTTGTGGATCAGGATGGCCAGGCGTGCCTCCAATGCGCCGCCGATGCGCTCGACGGTGTCTGCGCGGTCCCATTCGTCGCGCGCCTTCCAGCTGTGGACCGTCTTTTCCTTCTCGCCGATCAGCGAGGCGATATCGCACACACGCCAACCCATCCAGTACAGGAACTTGGCTTGGCGTCGTGGATCGACGTGGAGTTTTTCGGCTACGCTGGTCACGTGAACAGGTTGCCCGCCGCCACGCGCGCGCGACACGAAAAACCCACGTAGAACAGCGGCTTACAAACTGACCGCGTTGCCGCTACAGCGCCCTCATTCGACCATGGGTCATCGCATCGAGAACCGATGCGCAACGACACCAGCAGAGGGCGAGATGGCCAGCAAAACCAAGAAGCGTTCCGAGTTCTTTCGTGTCGCCGTCGAAGGCGCCACCACCGATGGCCGCGTGATCGAACGCCAGCAGATCGCGGACATCGCCGAAACCTACGACCCGGAGGTGTACGGCGCACGCATCTGGCTGGAACACTTCCGCAGCACGCTGCCGGACAGCCCGTTCCGCGCCTATGGCGACGTGCTGGCGGTGAAGGCCGAGGAAGTCGAGATTGCCGGCAAGAAGAAGCTGGCGCTCTTCGCCCAGGTCGAGCCAACTGATGACCTGGTCGACATGGTCAATGTGCGCAAGCAGAAGGTCTTTACCAGCATCGAGATTTCCCCGGAGTTCGCCGACAGCGGAAAGGCGTACCTGTTCGGCCTGGCCGTGACCGACTCCCCCGCCAGCCTGGGCACCAGCATGCTCGCGTTCTCGGCCCAGCACCCAGAGAACAGCCCGCTGAAGGACCGCAAGCAGGCCCCGGAGAACCTGTTCACCGAAGCCACCGAGACGGTCATCAAGTTCACCGCCGAGGATGAACCGGAAGCCCGCCCCGGCCCGGTCGCTGTGTTCCTTTCGAGCCTGGGCCTGGGCAAGAAGGCCGCGCCGGCACCGGCCAAGGAAGATCCCGAGTTCAACGTGGCCGAGTTCGCCGCTCAGCTGCTGGGCGCGGTGGGTGAGCAGGATGCGGCCATGGCCAAGCTCAGCCAGGACAACCGCGCACTGCGCGAGCAGGTGCAGACCCTGTCCACTCAGGTCGCCGGCCTGCGCAAGAAGCTGGACGAAACCCCGCAGGCATTCACCCAGCGTCCGGTTGTTCCGGGTGGCAAGGACGTGGACGCCGCCAACATCACCGACTGCTGATCGGCCTCTCTTTCACCATCTACGGAGCTTCCCATGCGTACCGAAACCCGCCGCCTGTTCGAGGGCTATACCCAGCAGGTTGCAACGCTGAACAACGTCAGCGGCGTGGCCAACACCTTCTCTGTCGAGCCGACCGTGCAGCAGAGCCTCGAAGCCCGCATGCAGGAGAGCAGCACGTTCCTGCAGGCGATCAACATGGTCGGCGTGAACGAACTGAAGGGCCAGAAGGTTGGCGTTGGCATCACCGGCACCATTGCCGGCCGCACCGATACCAGCGGCAATGGCGAGCGCAATCCGTCCGATCCGACCTCGCTGGTGTCCAACACCTACGAGTGCCAGAAGACCGACTTTGACACCGCCCTGCCCTATGCCCGTCTGGACGCCTGGGCGCACCGTCCCGAGTTCCAGACCCTGATCCGCGACGCGATCATCCAGCGCCAGGCACTGGACCGGATCATGATCGGTTGGCACGGCACCAGCATCGCCATCAACACCGACCGCGTCGCCAATCCGATGCTGCAGGATGTGAACAAGGGTTGGCTGCAGAAGTACCGCGAGCATGCGCCCGAGCGTGTCATGACCGAAGGCGTCGATGGCAGCGGCAAGATCAAGGTGGGCGGTACCGACGCTGATTACGGCAACATCGATGCCCTGGTGATGGACCTGGTCGCCAACCTGATCGACCCGTGGCATCAGGAAGATCCGAGCCTGGTGGTGATCTGCGGCCGCCAGCTGGTGCACGACAAGTATTTCCCGATCATCAACCGTGACAACGCCCCCACCGAGAAGGTCGCGGCCGAACTGATCCTGGGCGCCAAGCGCATCGGTGGCCTGCAGCCGGTCATCGTGCCGTTCTTCCCGGCCAAGTCGCTGATGGTGACCAGCCTGAGCAACCTGTCGCTGTACTGGCAGATTGCCTCGCGCCGCCGTCACATCATCGAGCAGCCGAACAAGAACCGCGTCGCCAACTTCGAGTCGTCCAACGATGACTACGTGGTGGAGGACTACGGTCTGGGCGCGGTGGCCGAGAACATCGAGTTCGGGATCTGACCATGGTCGACACCCCCGCCAGCCGCCATGTGAAGCGTGCGCTCGCCTCGAAGGAGGCGGCGCGCACCGCCGGCAGCAACCTGATGGAAGGGACCACGATCTACCAGCAGATGCAGGTGCGCCTGGCTTCCGACCGCGCCCGGCTGAAGCAGATCCAGTCCACGCAGGGCAAGGCTCAGCTCAAGACTGCGCTGCTGCCGTCCTATGCCCCGTATCTGGAGGGTGTGCTGTCGGCGGACGCCGGCGGCAAGGACGATATCGTCTCCACGCTGATGCTGTGGCACTTCGATGCCGGGCTGTTCGATGCCGGCCTCGACATTGCGCGGTACGTCCTGGCCCACGGTCTGGATATGCCGGACACCCACAAGCGCACAGCGGCCTGCGTGGTGGCTGAGGAAATCGGCTTGGCCGCGCTGAACGCGCTCAAGACCAGCGCCCCGTTCGACCTGAATGTGATCGACCGGGCGGCCACGCTCACCGAGGGCCAGGACATGCCCGACGAAGTGCGCGCCCGTCTGCTGCTGGCGCGTGGACGCAGCCTGCTGGCCACCGATACCGAGGCCGCGCCACTGAGCGCCGACGCAGTCGCCCAGGCCATCGAAGACCTGCGCACCGCCATCCAGCTGCATGACAGCTGCGGCGGCAAGGAAGACCTCAAGCGCGCCGAGCGCCTGCAGAAGAAGTTCGAGGCCAGCCAGTCCAACGACTGACCTCACACCGAGCGTACCCCGCGACCCCGCCGGCTCGGGGCCGATCACCAAGACCTCTCTCCCTTGGTGTGACGCCCCGACCACCGGCGACCTACGGACACACCATGAGCGCCTTCACCGCCAACGCATCACCCGCACCCAAGCTCGCCCCCGTAACCGCCGGTGCATTCTGGCCGGAGATCGACGTGGACGCGCTGCGCGAAGCCATCCGGGTTCCGGGTGACGTGCTGTCGGCACGGCTGCGCAACACCGTGGTGCTGGCCGTGGCTTCGGTCACGCGGGAGTTGGCGTTGTGGCAGGCCCGCAAGGAAGCGGACGGCTTTGCTGCGCTGGCAGACATACCGGCGCAGCAGATCGACGGAGAGTCGGTGCTGCTGCAGCTGTACCGGCGCGCAGTGCAGTGCTGCACCGCCGTGGAGCTGCACGAGCGCTACCGGTCCTATGACGCTACCGCCCAGGGCAATCAACGCGCCGACGATCTGACCCCGACCATTGATGAGATGCGGCGCGATCACCGCAACGCCATCAGCGATCTGCAGGGGCTGCGGCGAGTTACGGTGGAGTTGATCTGATGCGCGTCCGCTCGCTACAGGGCGACACCATCGACGCGCTGTGTCATCGGCACCTCGGAACCACCGCCGGCATGGTCGAGAGGGTGATGGCGCTGAACTATGGAATCAGCCTGCATGGCCCTGTCCTGCCCATGGGCACCGTGGTGGAACTGCCAGACGTACCGACACCCTCAACCGGCGCAGTGATGCGTCCCCTTGTCCAGCTATGGGATTGAAGATGACCGAACCAACTTCCACCGGCAGCATGGCCGCACTGGCCACCGGCGTCGGCCTCGCCTCGCTGCTGCCGGGCATCGAGACGGACGCATTCATCGGCGCGTTCGCCGGTGCCACCCTGTTCGTCGTATCGGCCAAGGATCTGTCGCTCTGGAAGCGGCTGATCTACTTGGCCATCAGCGTGGTGGCCGGCTACATGGGCGGTACGGAGGTCATGCGCCGGTTTGACGTGGCGTCCAGCGGCCTGGCCGCGTTCCTGTGTGCGGCCACCATCATCACCCTCACCCTGGCCCTGATCGAGCGCAGCCGCAGCGCCGATCCGAGCCGCCTGCCGCGCGGAGGCTCCGATGGCTGAACTACTGACCACCGCCACGCTGCTGTGCTGCGTCGCCATCTGCGTGCGCCTGCTGACCTACCGGCCGGCGCCCAACGCCAACCATCGCCACGGCATCGCCTGGTGCGCCTGGCTGCTGATTGCCAGCACCGGTGGGCAGGCCCTGCAGATCATCCTGCAGGGCGCCGGCGCCCGCGTCACCGCTTGGCAGCTGGCACTGTTGGTGGTGCTGCTGGTGGCGGTCTATCGGGCGCGTGGGAACGTGGCCCACCTGTTCGGGAGCAACTGACATGCTGACCCCTGCTCTGCTCGCTCAGATCATGCAGTGCCCGCTGCAGCGCGCACAGCGCTGGGCCGAGGCGCTGAACGCGGCCATGAGGCGCTTCGGCATCAACACGCCGGTGCGCGCGGCCTACTTCCTGGCACAGGTCGGCCACGAGAGCCTGAGCCTGTCGCGTGTCGAAGAGTCGCTCAGCTACAGCCGCGAACGCCTGCTGGAAGTGTTCGGCCGGTACATCTCGCTAGCCGAGGCCGCCGGGTTCGTTCATCAGCCGGCAAAGCTCGGCAACCGCGTCTACGCCAACCGCAACGGCAACGGTAGCGAGGCCAGCAGCGACGGCTATCTGTTCCGCGGCCGTGGCCCGCTGCAGCATACCGGCCGGGGCAATTACCGCCGCATGGGGCAGCTGATCGGCCAGCCGCTGGAAGAACAGCCGGGCCTGCTGATCGAGCCGGAGATCGGCGCCATGGCGGCGGCTGCGTTCTGGAAAGAGAACGGCCTCAACACCTACGCCGATCAGCGCGACGTGCTGACCGTCAGCCGCGTCATCAACCTTGGCAACGCCCGCAGCCGCGCCACGCCCAATGGCATGGCAGACCGCACCGCCCGCACCACGCGCGCCCTGGCCGCGCTGGGGGCGCGCTGATGCTCTACCGCGCCCTCGCACTGGCCGCCCTGGTGCTGGCTACCGCCGGCCTCTTCAGCTGCCAGCAGTCGCGCGTCAGCCGCGCCACCATCGCGCTGGACGAGGCCAACGCGGCCTTGGCCAAGGCCGTCGCCGACAACGCCGCCCTGGCCAGCAGCCTCAAGCTGGCCGAAGGCACCACCCGCGTCGTGACCAAGTACGTGGACCGCGTACAGCTGGTGCAAGAGCGCGGCGACACCATCGTCAAAGAGGTTCCCATCTATGTCACCGCGAACGCTGATGCTGCCTGTGTTGTTCCTGCTGGCTTCGTGCAGCTCCACGACACCGCTGCGAGCGGCAGCCCCACCGCCGGCCCTGCCGGAAATCCTGATGCGCCCGCCGCCGCCACTCCGCTCTCTGCCGTCGCCGAAACCGTCGCCAGCAACTACGCCACCTGCCACGCCACCGCCGAGCAGGTAGTGGCCCTGCAGGAACTGGCCCGCGAGCTGCACGCCGAGCTTGAACGGCAGGCAGGTACGCCATGAAGAAGCCGCAGCTGCTGCGGGACCACCTGGTCGCCGCCGTCCCCGCGCTGGCCAACGACCCGGACAAGCTGCTGATCTTCGTCGACAGTGGTGGCCTGGCCGGCACCTACCGACCGGGCCTGGCGTTTGAGTACCGCTACACTCTGGACCTGGTGCTGACCGACTTTGGCAGCTCACCCGAGGCGGTCATGGTGCCGCTGCTGCAGTGGCTGACCCGCCACCAGCCCGAACTGCTGGCCAACCCTGCCAACCGCGAGAAGCTCACCTTCGAGGTGGACGTGCTGGGCGACAACCTGGTGGATCTGGCCATCAAGATGCCGCTCACCGAACGGGTGTTGGTCACCCGCGCCGCCGATGGCAGCGTGCAGCTGCAGCACCTGCCCGAGCCACCTGCAGAGGATGCCCACGCCGACACGCTGGCCGGCGGCGCCCTGGTCGCGGACGGGATCCAGATCGCCACCCTGCCAGCGATCACCGAATGAGCGAGGATCTGCAGCGACTGGAAGCCTGGGCCGCGCCCCTGCTGCGGCGTCTGCAGCCGGCCGAACGCGGCAAGCTGGCGCGCAAGGTCGGTACCGCGCTGCGCCGGGCACAGCAGCAGCGCATCGCAACGCAGAAAAACCCCGATGGCACACCCTACGCGGCGCGCCGTGCCGCGCCCCTGCGTCGGGCCAAGGCCGGGCGCATCAAGCGCGGCGCAATGTTCGCCAAGATCCGGCAGGCGCGGCACCTTCGCGTACGTGTGACCCCCAATGAGGTGGCTGTCGGCTTCACCGGCCGCGTATCGCGCATTGCACTGATCCATCAGGAGGGCCGCAGCGATGCGGTCAGCAAGGGCGGGCCCCGCGTTACCTATGCACGTCGGCGCCTGCTGGGCTTCTCGCCCGCCGATGAACAGCTGGTGCGCGATCTGATCCTCGACCATCTGGACGGTCTATAGCGTAATCCCCCGCCCTACACGGCGTAGCCGGTGGCCACGCGCGCGCGCGATGGGATGCTGAAACGCATCCCCGAATCGGCGCTGTCGTGTCCACATTTACCGCCATCGAAGTCGACAAGCTGCCGGCGCCCGACATCTTCGAGCAGCGCTCGTTCGAGTCGATCTACGCCGAGCGTCTGGCTGAGTTCCGCCGCCTTTGCCCGGAGTACACCGCCGTGGTCGAATCCGACCCGGTGGTGAAGATCCTGCAGGCCAGTGCGTACCGAGAGGTGCTGCTGCGAGAGCAGTTCAACCAGCGCGCTCGCGGCCTCCTTCTTCCGTACTCCCAGGGCGGCGACCTCGACAACCTGGCGGTACCGTACGGGGTTCAGCGAAAGCTACTGACCCCCGCAGATCCCGAGACGGGCACACCGGCGGCCTACGAAAGCGATTCAGATTTCCGGCGCCGCATCCAGCTCGCGCCTGAGGGCCTGTCAGTTGCTGGCCCCGAAGGGGCGTACATCTTCCACACCCTGTCGGCCGACGTGGCCGTACTCGACGCCAGCGTTGCCAGCCCTTCGCCCGGCGAAGTCGTGGTGACCGTGCTTTCACGGGAGGGCGATGGAACGCCCTCTGCGCAGCTGCTGGCTGCGGTGGAATCGGCCCTGCTCAACGGGAACGTGCGCCCCCTCACCGACCACGTGACTGTGGCGGCAGCCACCATTGAGCCGTACGAAGTCCGCGCGCAGCTGACCACCTTCAACGGACCTGACAGCGCCCTGGTCATTGCCGAGGCCAACCGCCGCATGCGGCTTTTCCTGAGCCAGTCGCAGCGGCTGGGCCGTGACGTTCCGCTCTCGGCGCTGTACTCGGCGCTGCATGTCGAGGGCGTGCAGCGCGTCCAACTGGACAGCCCCGCCGCAGATATCACGGTCAGTCCGCAGAGCGCGGCGTACTGCACCGCTGTGGTGATCGAACACGTGGGCACCAATGACTGAGGTGCGCACCCTGCTGCCCCCCAATGCCACCACGCTGGAACGGGCCGTGGAGGGCGCCGATGCGCAGCTGATGGGCATTCCGATGGTTCACCACCTGCTGTGGAACCCGTGGACGTGCCCGGCGGAGTTTCTGCCTTTCCTGGCGTGGACGGTGTCGGTTGACACCTGGGACAGCGAGTGGCCGGAACAGATCAAGCGCGCCCGCATCGCCAGCTCGTTCCAGATCCAACGGCACAAGGGCACCGCGCAGAGCATTGCCGACGTGGTGGCCAGCTTCGGCGGACAGGTGCAGCTGCGCGAGTGGTGGCAGATGGACCCGCCCGGCCAGCCCCACACCTTCGAGCTGCTGCTGACCTTGAGCGGTCAAGGTGGGCAAGACGCCACCGCCGACTTTATCGACCAGGTGATGGCTGCGGTGGACCGCGCCAAGCCCGTGCGTTCGCACTACTCCTTCACTCAGGGCATCAACGCCGAGGGTGCCATCGGCGTCCTGGGCGTGGCCCGCGTGCTTACTTCTACCCGCCTGCAGCTGTCAGCCAGCGAACCGTAGGACATACTCATGCCCATCCCCCAGATCACCATTACGCCGGCAGGCTTTGCCGCCATCATCAACGCAGAGAACACGGGTACCGCGCCGGTCAAGGTCGCACAGGTCGGCTTGACTGCTCAGCACTTCGACGTGGGCACCGTGGGCGCATCCGTGCCGGCGGAGTTCAAGCGCCTGACCACCTTCGGTGGCAAGGCCGTTGCCGACGACACGCTGCACCTGAACGTGCGCGACGACGGCACCGACACGTACACGCTGCGCGGCTTTGGCCTGTACCTGCAGGACGGCACGCTGTTTGCCGTCTACTCGCAGTCCACGCCCATCATGGAGAAGGCAGCGGCCGCGACCCTGTTGCTGGCCACGGACATTCGGTTCGCCAAGATCAACGCCACCAGCATCGAGGTCGGCGATATCGACTTCATCAATCCACCGGCGACGACCACGCAGATGGGCGTAGTGCGGTTGGCCACCGAGCAGGAGGCAGACGCCGGCAGCGATCACGCCACGGCGATCACCCCGCGCGGCCTGGCCCGCTACATCAACAACCGCTTCGGAGCCGGGGCGCCCTCCACCTTCGTCAAGACGCTGCTCGGCTTGGCCACCGCCGCCATGTTCCGCGTCGAACTGGGCCTGAAGTCCGCTGCGCTGCGCGATGAGGGCCATGGGAACGGCCTCAACGCGGACCTGCTTGACGGCGCGCACGGCGACCACTACCTGGAGTGGAAGAACTTCACTGGCGTGCCGAACAGGTTTCCGTCTGCTCCCCACACGCATCCAATCGGCGAGGTAGACGGCCTGCAGCCAGCGCTCGACGGCAAAGCCAACCGTGCCGGAGACACCTTCACCGGGCCACTGGCGGTGAATGGGGCCATGCTGCGTTCTTACGGATGGAACGGCGTCGCCAGTAACGGAATCCTGGTGCTGGGTGATACTGGCTCCTCCATCGCTAAAAACGGGGCCTACTTCGACTTCACCAACTCGGCGGGCGGGTATACCGCCACCCTTTCGGCCGGCGGCACCATCTGGACCAGCGGCAACTTTGACCCCGGCAAAAAGGTGAACAAGACGGGGGACACGATGACCGGCGACCTGACCACGGTCGGCCTTCGCGTTGGCTATCCTGGCAACCCTGTTGCTCGCGTCTTTAGCGGTTCAAACGTGGTCTATTGGGACAGCCGCAGCAGCTACGACGGCTCACTCCCCGATGCGACTGCGTACTATCGGGCGACTGCTCACGCCTGGGCCAACAGCACTGGCGTGATCGTCGCGAGCCTGAGCGGTTCGGGGGCGCTAGTTGCGAACGGTGGTGTCAAGGGCGGCGGTGCCTTCGATCCCAACGCACCCCAGGCCGCAGGACTCATCTCCTCCGGGTCATATGGCGGCGGCATCGCCATGCAAGATGGCGTACACCACGCGTACTTCTACACGGCGAACGGGGACGCACTCTTCGGGCGAATCCGCAACGGCAACAGCGGCGCATTTACCATGTTGTTCGAAGCCCGCCCCACCGGGTTCAACACGCCAGGCGGCTACGACTTCGGTTCGTCCATAAAGCTGAAGGAAATCGAAGGTCCGCAGCCATATGGCTTGGCGGAAGTCGAGCGCATGGAATTGGCAGTGGGCCACTACAAGCCGGAGTACAACAACGACGGCCGACGCCGCCTGTTCTTCGTCGCCGAACAACTGGCCGAACTGGTACCGGAAGCAGTGAACCTGGAAGGCGTCGAGTTCAACAGCGAGCGCGTCCCGTCCATCAAGATCGACCAGCTGCTGCCGGTATTGGCCCGCTCGATTCAGGAGCTTGCTGGCCAGGTCCGCGAGCTGCGGGAGAGGGTCTGACATGGCGAGCGGGTACCGCATCAATGGCTATGACTTCGACGACCTGTTCGACCCCGACGTGATGGGCGATGGCCCGACCGCCAGCGGATACCGGCGGAGCGGGCAACCGCTCCGGTATGCCCACATCCAGTACGGTCAGAAGCGTGGCGACGTGGGATATCGCTCCGGCGGCGTCGACGTGTCGAACCTGTGGGCTGCAAAGGGCACAGCAACCTACGTTCTGCCCTTTCACGGCAAGGGCTTCTCCGCACACAACCAATCCGACACCAACGCGCAGGGCAACACCTCGGCGCAGGTGGAGCTGCGCATTAACGCTGATGGCGCCTACGAGGTCTGGGTGTCGACCATCGGCGGCGGCAACAACTCCAGCCGCGTGGCAGAGCGCGGGATGTGGCTGCGCAACGGCGGCGTGGGCGAGTACGACGTGCGCTTCGAGTTCGCCAACGTCGGCGCAGCGAACGTTGGCAGTACGGCGCCGGACTGGCGCAATGCCAGCGCTTCGCAGTCATGCTCGGCCCAGGTCAGCGTGCCCAGCGCTTCGGGCCAGAATGTGCGCGCGGATGTGGAGTTCCACTGCCTCATGCGAAGGGCCGGCGGGAACGTCAGCCGTTCCATCATGGTGGCCAGCGTAGGCGCGGCCGGCTGGTGGTAACCGCAGCTTTGTAGCGCGTCGATCTACGCGTGCCATTACGTGCGCGCGCGAGAGGCACGGCACAACATGGGCGCATGGATAGCGCCCAGCCCCAACAGATCAACAACCTGCTGCGCCATGGCGTGGTGACGACGGTCGATCATGCGCGGGCGCTGTGTCGTGTCCGCACGGGCGAGGCCCATACCGACTACATCCCATGGCTGGCATCCGCCGCCGGCACGCTCGCGGTGTGGGCACCGCCGAGCATCGGCGAGCAGGTGACGCTGGTGTGCAGCGACGGCGACCTGGCCAATGCGGTCGCCCTGCGCGGCCTGTACTGCGATCAGTACCCCGCCCCGTCCGACAATGCGGATCTGGTCACGGTCAAGTTCAGTGATGGCGCTGTCATCAGCTACGACAGCGCGTCACATGCGCTCGCAGCCATCCTGCCTAGCGGTGGCATTGCCACGATCACCGCAGATGGTGGCGTGACGATCAACGGGCCGGTCACCATCAACGGCGATACCAGCATCACCGGCCAGGTCACCATCAACGGCAAGGCTGAGGCTTCCGAGGACGTTGTGGGCGGCGGCATCAGCCTCAAGCAGCATAAGCACGGCGCGGTGCAGCCGGGCAGCGGCACGTCGGGACCGCCGGCATGATCGGCATGGACGGTCAGGCAGGCAGTTTCAAGGACGACACCGCGCATCTGCGGCAGTCCATTGCCGACATTCTCACTACTCCCATCGGCTCGCGCATCCAGCGCCGCGACTACGGCTCGCTGCTGCCGGAGCTGATCGACCAGCCGTTCAACGAAGCCACGCGGTTGCGCCTGTATGGCGCTACTGCAACGGCGCTGATGCGTTGGGAGCCGCGCCTGCGCCTCAGTCGCATCACCCTCTCGCGTGGTCAGGAGCCAGGCACGTTCGTGCTGGATCTGGATGGCCAGCGCACGGTGCCCGCCGGCGCCTCCAGCACCACCCGTCTCTCTGTCCCGCTTCGCTTCCGCACCCCATAACCGCAGGAGTTCCCTCATGGCCACCGACTACCACCACGGCGTACGCGTCATCGAAATCAACGGCGGCGTGCGTCCGATCCGCACTGTTGCCACCGCTGTTGTCGGCGTCGTCTGCACCGCGCAGGACGCCGACGCCACGCTGTTCCCCCTCGACCGTCCCGTGCTCCTGACCGACGTGCTGGGCGCCGTCGGCAAGGCCGGCACCAGCGGCACGCTGCGCGCCACGCTGCAGGCCATTGCCGACCAAGCCAACGCCATTACCGTGGTGGTGCGCGTCGCCGAAGGTTCCGACGACAGCGCCACCACCGCCAACGTGATCGGCAAGAAGGACGGCGCCACCTTCACCGGCATGCAGGCGCTGCTGGTGGCTGAGGCGCAGGTAGGCGTGCGTCCGCGCATCCTGGGCGCACCCGGTCTGGACACCCAACCGGTTTCGGCCGCACTGGCGGTCATCGCCAAGAAGCTGCGCGCGATGGCCTACGTGAGCTGTGCCGCCAGTGCCTCGGTCAGCGAGGCCATCGCCTATCGCGAGCAGTTCAGCCAGCGCGAGCTGATGCTGATCTATCCCGACTTCGTCGCGTTCAACACTGCCGACGCCACCACCAGCATGGCGTTCGCGACCGCCCGCGCCCTGGGCCTGCGCGCGATGATCGATGAGCAGCAGGGCTGGCACAAATCGATCTCCAATGTGGCCGTCGCCGGCGTGACCGGCATCAGCCGCGACGTACACTGGGATCTGCAGGATCCGGCGACCGACGCTGGCCTGCTGAACGCCGCCGACATCACCACCCTCATCAACTCCAACGGCTACAAGTTCTGGGGTTCGCGAACCTGCAGCGACGACCCGCTGTTCGCCTTCGAGACGGCCACGCGCACCGCGCAGATCCTGGCCGACACCATTGCAGAGGCGCAGATGGTCTACATCGACAAGCCCGAGCATCCGTCGCTCATCCGCGACATGCTGGAGAGCATCAATGCCAAATTCCGCGAGCTGGTGAACGCGGGCTACGTGCTGGGTGCATCGGCCTGGTACGACGAAGCCGCCAACGAGCCCAGCCAGCTGAAGGCCGGCCGGGTGACCATCGATTACGACTACACGCCGGTACCGCCGCTGGAGAACCTGGTACTGAACCAGCGCATCACCGACCGCTACTTCGCCGACTTCCCGGCCCGTATCAACGGCTGATGCCGTACTGAGGAACCCTTCCCATGTCCATGCCCAGCAAGCTCAAGAATCTCAACCTGTTCAACGACGGCCTCAGCTACCTGGGCCAGGTCACCGAGGTCAAGCTGCCGACCTTGACCCGCAAGATGGAGGAATACCGCGCCGGCGGCATGCTCGGCCCCATCGATATCGACCTCGGCCAAGAGAAGATCGAACTGGAATGGAAGTGCGGCGGACTGATGCGCGACGTGCTGCGCCAGTACGGCGCCATCGCCCACAACGCGGTGCAGCTGCGCTTCGCTGGCGCATACCAGCGCGAAGACAGCGCCGACGTGGATGCGGTGGAGATCGTCATCCGCGGCCGCCACAGCGAGATTGACCCCGGCACCGGCAAGGTCGGCGACGACACCGAGTTCAGCGTGAAGACCACCGCCAGCTACTACAAGCTGAGCATCAACGGCCGTACCGAGATCGAAATCGACATGGTCGGCATGGTGTTCATCGTCAACGGCGTGGACCAGCTGGCCGGCCAGCGACGCGCCATCGGCGCCTGACCCACATAACCGGGCTGCCTCAGCGGCCCGGCCCACCTCTGCCCTGAGAGACCCACGACATGACTGACAAAGCCACCACCACCGCCGGCGCCGAAGCCATCGACGCCAACACAGTCACCCTCGACTACCCAATCCAGCGCGGCGAGCAGGTCATCGCCACCATCAAACTGCGCAAGCCCAACGCGGGGGAGCTGCGCGGCATCAAGCTGGTGGACCTGCTGCAGATCGACGTTAGCGCGGTGGCCGCGCTGCTGCCGCGCATCACCGAGCCGACGCTGACGGCTGCCGACGTGAACAAGCTGGACCCTGCCGACCTGGTCGCCATCGGCACCCTCGCCGCTGGTTTTTTTGTGCCGAAGGCGCAACGGGAATTCCTCAGCGCGTAGAGGATTTCATGGCCGATATCGCGGTGATCTTCCCATTCACCCTCACCGAGCTATCGGCCCTCTCGCTGTTTGAACTGATCGAATGGCGCGAGCGCGCCCGTGTAAGAAGTGGAGCCGAGCCGTGATACCTTTCGCCCATGGCCACCTTGATCGCCATCGCTGTTGTGCTGCTCCTGCTGGCTTCGGTCGGCGGGCTGCTGGTCTGGGCATTGAGCGCGCTGTGCCGCCTGCTGGCGGCGCTGGTGTCCTCACCGACCGACGCGCCCTCGGCGTAGCCGGCGCAGCGGTTGTCGTCGCATGAGCGGCGGCAACCTTCGCCTGCAGGTGGTGCTGCAGGCCCTCGATCAGGCCACCGCTCCCTTCCGCAAAGTCATGGCCGGCAGCAAGGGGCTGGCCTCGGCCCTGCAGGCGCAGCAAGCCACCCTCCGGCGTCTGAACAACGCCCAGCGCGATGTGAGCGCCTACCGCCAGCAGCAGCAGGCGCTGCGCGGTACCGAGCAGAGCTACCAGCAGGCGCAGGCGCGCGTGGTGGCGCTGGCCCGCCAGATGAGGGAGGCTGGCACCCCCACGCGCAAGCTGAGCCGTGAGTTCAGCCAGGCCAAGACTGCCGCCGCCCAGCTGAGCGCCCAGCAGAAGCAGCAGCAGGTCGAGCTGCAGCGGCTGCGCTCGGGACTGGATCGGGCCGGCATCAGCACGCGCCAGCTCGGTGCGCATGAGCGCAGGCTGCGCACGGATATCGCCGCCGCCTCGCAGCAGATGGAGCAGCAGCGCGCTCGCCTGGCTGCGCTGGACGCAGCAAAGGCCCGTAGCCAGAAGATCCACAGCGCCGGCATGAACGCCGCCGCGCACGGCGCCGGCGTCGCCCTGGCAGCTTTCGGTGCGCTGCGCGCCCAGGGCCTGCCCATCGCTCAGGCCATGGAGTTCGAATCCGCCATGGCCGACGTCAAGAAGGTGGTCGACTTCGACACGCCCGATGGCTTCGAGAAGATGGGCGACGATATTCAGGAGCTGTCGCGGCGCCTGCCCATGGTGCCCACCGACATTGCCAAGATCGTTGCTGCCGCTGGCCAAGCTGGCATCGCCAGCACTGAGCTGACTCGCTTCGCCGAGGACGCGGCGAAGATGGGCGTAGCCTTCGACACCACCGCCGAAGACGCCGGCCAGACGATGGCCACCTGGCGCACCGCCTTCCGCATGGGCCAGGATGACGTGGTTGTGCTGGCCGACAAGATCAACTACCTGGGCAACACCGGCCCGGCTAGCGTGCAGAAGATCAGCGAGGTGGTGAACCGGATCGGCGCGCTCGGCGAGGTCGCCGGCCTCGGTAGCGGCCCGCTGGCGGCGCTGGGCGCCACGGTGGCCGGTATGGGCATCGAGTCGGAAGTGTCTGCCACGGGCATCAAGAACATGCTGCTCACCCTGTCCTCGGGCGAGGCGGCAACGGCCCGTCAGGTGGCATCGTTCGACAAGCTCGGCCTGAAGGCGGGCGACCTGGCCAAGGCGATGCAGGACGACGCCGGCGGCGCCATTCTCGATGTGCTGGAGAAGCTCAAGCAGCTGCCCAAGGCCGAGCAGGCCGCGACCATGACGCAACTGTTCGGCCGAGAATCCATCGGCGCCATCGCCCCGCTGCTGACCAATCTCGACCTACTGAAGGAGAACCTGGGCAAGGTCGCCGATGAGCAGAAGTACGGCGGCTCAATGAACGCTGAGTACGCCGCCCGCGTCGGCACTGCCGAGAACGGCCTGATCCTGCTCAAGAACAGCGCCATCGTGCTGTCCCAGCGCATCGGCAAGACCCTGCTGCCCACGGTGAAGGAGCTGGCTGCGCGCGTGGCCAAGGTCGCCGACCGCATGGCCGAGTGGGTCAAGAACAACCCACAGTTGGTCGCCACCATCGCCAAGCTGGCCATCGGCGGCACCGCGCTGGCTGCTGCGCTCGGCGGTTTGGTGGTCGCAGGTGGGGTCGGCGCGATGGCGCTGACGCAGATCCACAAGGCTGTGATGCTGCTCAGCGGTGGCGGCGGCTTGGGCAAGCTGGTGGGCCAGGTGCTTTCCCTGGGCGGCCGGGCGTTCCCGATGCTGTTCAACGTTGGCCGCATGCTGCTGCCGCTGCTCGGGGGTATCAGCCTGCCGGTGCTGGCCATCGGCGCCGCCATCGGCGTGGTGGCAGCGCTGGTGTGGAAATACTGGGAGCCGATCAAGGCATTCATGATCGGCACCTGGCAGGGCATTCTCGACGTGGTCAATCCGATCATGGCGGAGCTGGCCACCGCGCTCGAACCGCTCGGCCCGGTGTGGGACATGGTGTCCTCGGCGATGAGCCAGGCGTGGGGCTGGGTGATGAAGCTGTTCGCCCCGTTCGAGGCCACCAGCGAGCAGCTGCAGGGCGCCACCGATGCGGGGCGCGGGTTCGGCCAGATCCTGGGCACCGTGCTGACGGTGAACCTGCGCATGGCGGTGAAGGCCATCGGCTGGCTGGTCAGCGCCTTTACCACCATCCTGCCGGTGATCCAGAACGCTGTTGGCGGTGCGTGGACGTACCTGCAGGGCGCGTGGAATCTGATCGTGGGCCTGTTCACCGGCAACGGCGACAAGATCCGCTCGGGCCTGAGCGCGATGTGGGCAGGCGTCAATCAGATCCTGCTCGGCTGGCCGGCGCAGATGATGCAGGCCGGCATCGACATGGTGCAGGGCCTGGTCAACGGCATCGTGTCCAAAGGCAGCGCGGCCATGGATGCCGTCGCCGGCGTCGCCTCGGGCGTGGTGGGCAAGTTCAAGGGCATGCTCGGCATCCACAGCCCATCGCGGGTGTTCGCGCAGTTCGGTGACTTCACCATGCAGGGCCTGGCCGGGGGTCTCGACCGCAGCCAGGGCGAGCCGCTGTCCCAGGTGGCTACCCTGGGCGACCGGATGAAGCAGGCAGGCGCAGGAATCGCCCTGGGCGCCGCTGCGCTGCCCGTCATGGCCAGCGCCGGCCCGGTAGTGGCGCCGGGTGCCGCGCAGGCCGCCACGGGCGCCGCAGGCGGCAACAGCTACACGATCCAGATCACAGCGGCACCGGGCAGCGACGGCCAGGCCATCGCCGACCTGGTCCGCCAGACCATTGAAACCATTGAGCGCGAGCGGGCCAGCCGCCGTGGCTCCCGTCTGAGCGATTGAGGCACGCCGCCATGATGATGACCTACGGCACGTTTGTGTTTTCCCTCTCCACAGCGGCCTATGAGCAGCTGCAACGGCAGATGACGTGGCGCCACGCCAGCAGCGACCGGCTGGGCGCACGCCCGGCCCGTCAGTACGTTGGCCCAGGCGACGACACCATCACCCTGCAGGGCACCATCGCCGCCGAGCTGGTGGGCGATCTGCAGGTGCTCGACACGCTGCGGGAGCTGGGCGACCAGGGCAAGCCACAGGCGCTGGTGGAGGGCAGTGGGCGGGTATATGGCGCCTATCTGCTGGTCAGCCTGAGCGAGACGCGCAAGGAGTTCTTTCCCGACGGCACGCCGCGCCTGATCGAATTTCAGATGCAGTTGGAGCGGGACGACGACGGCGCCACCGAGGCGGTCGCATGAGGGCGGCACCGTACCCGATCCCCGCATGGCGCGTGGTGCTGGACGGCCAGGACCTGACCGACCGCCTCGCCCCGCGACTGCTGGACCTGTCGCTGACGGAGAGCCGGGGCGACGAAGCCGACGAACTGAACCTGCGCTTGCACGACCATGATGGGCGCGTGGCGCTACCGCGACGTGGCGTCACGCTGCAGGTGGCCATCGGCTGGCGCGAGAGCGGATTGTTCGATAAGGGCACATTCGTGGTCGATGACGTGGAGCACAGCGGCGCTCCCGACATCGTCTCCATCCGGGCGCGCTCGGCGGATCTGACCGGTGCTGTCCGCAGCCGCCGCGAACGCAGCTGGCATGACGCCACCCTGGGCGACATTCTCGGCACAATCGCCGCCGAGCATTCGTTGCGCCCGTCCATTGCCGCAAACCTTGCGTCCGTCCGCATCCCCCATCTTGACCAGGCCAACGAGAGCGATATCAATCTCCTGACGCGCTTGGGGAAGCGTTTTGATGCGGTGGCCACGGTGAAAGCCGGCGCGCTGATCTTCGCGCCTATCGGCGCCGGCACTACCGTCAGCGGCCAACCGCTGCCCGGTGTCCAGATCACTCGCGCATCCGGCGATCAACACCGCTACACCGTCGCTGACCGCGAGAAGTACACGGGCGTACGGGCCTACTGGGGCGACCGCAAGGCAGCGCGTCGCACCGGTGTACTGGTGGGCACGTCAGAGAACGAGAAGAAGATGCAGCCCACGTATGCCACTGCGGAGGAAGCGCGCCAGCATGCTGAGGCGGAGTTCAAACGGCTTGATCGCGGCACTGCCCAGCTCAGCTACCGCCTCGCGCTCGGGCGTGCCGATATCTATCCGGAGCAGACCGTGACGGTGAGCGGCTTCAAACCGGAAATCGATGGCACCGATTGGCTGGTGTCCAAGGCTACGCACACCGTCGACGGCGGCGGCGGCTTTGTTACCGCGCTGGAGCTTGAGCGCGGCGGCGAATCCAGCGCAGAAGTCTCGGCTTGAAGTAACGCGTGAGCGCGCCTGCGGCGAAGAACATGGCGGCATGCGCGAGCGATGATCCGCAGTCATCCGCAACCGCTGCCGCCGGGTAAGTGGCCTGCCAGATCGCCAGCGCGATCAATGCTGTCGACAACGGGCGCCCCGTCTCCGTGGGCGCCCGTTCGCGTTCGTCGGCTTGCGCGCTGTGGTGGTGCGCATGCGGACACTGCATCTGCACATCGCCGGTAAACACCTGGCCAATCACGGCTCCCTCGAACACGGTGGGCCCGCCGCACACGCACACCACCTCGCCACGCTTCACATCACTGCTGCAACCCATATTCCCTCACATCGAAAACCGCGCCCCACCGGCGCCCTGTACGGGCGAGTTAGCGGCCTGAATGCGATGTGGGGTGAGCCTCAGCGGGCGGCTTTCTTCGATCCTTTCGGAGCCTTGACAACGATCTTTTGTCCGCGCAGATCAACATCGCCGCTGATCTGCTGGCCGATGCTGGTGTTCTCGAAGGAGGTTCGAGGCGCGCTTGTGGCCGACGCCGGCGCTACGCCGCGCAGCGCGGCCATCACGGCGGCACGTGCCGAAGCCGACGCACTGCGCCACGCATCGAGCAGGTCGGCGTCAGCCTCGGCCAGGCGCTCGCGCCTGCCCACCAGCACATAGGTCACATCGACGCCGAGTTCATCAGCGGCGACGAAGTAGGCACCACCGGGCAGGTGGGCATCTTGCTCGAACAGGATCTGCGTGCGCTTGGCAACACCGCAGGCCAATCCCATGGCCTCCTGGGTCAAACCCAGCCGCTTCCGTTCTTCTTTCAGGCGAATACCTACAGACACGCAAATTCCCCCTTGACAGGTGCAGTTAACTTCACCACCATTTCACCCAGAAATACACAGGGGAAACGGAATGAACGCCAAACGACGGACTACCGCATCCAAGCTGCGCACTGCTGAGCAGGCGCGCCAGTGGCTTGTCGACAACGGCCTGTCGGTTGCTGCCTTCGCAGAAGCCAACGGGTTGAGCCGCCATGCGGTGAACAACGCCTTGCGGATCGACAGCAAGTGCCGGATCGGCAAGACCCACGCAGCCGCTGTAGCCCTCGGCATGAAAGCCGCCCCTGATTCTCACACAGAATCGCCCAAATCCGCCCGGATTCGCACCACCAAGACCGCTCGGGGTACGGCCTCGGCGCCGGCGAAGGCTGTTGCGACCGCAGCCAAGCGCAGGGCCAAGGCATGAGCGGGCCGGTCGGAAAACGCGCCGTCTTCACCTGCGACGCCTGCGGCACGCCGTTGACGAAGCGCACCAGCGCCTTGCAGCACCGTCATCTGCGGACCGATGCGTACGTGTGCCAGAACCCCATGTGCGGCGCGACTTACACGGGCATGTCGGAACTGACCAGCATCGCCAGCCCCAGCGGCCTGCCCAATGCCCCGGCATGCGAGCTACCGCCGACGCCCGGCTACGAGCGTTCGTTGCTGCAGCAACGTTGGCGCCAGGAACTCGGTGATGCGCAGATCGACTGGATCGAAGCCACCGAATGCAATCAGCAGGAATGCGGCGCCCCGCCCGTCTCCTGACCGCCATTTCCCCTTCCACCACCAACTGACCTGGCGCCCTACGGTGCCAGCAAGGGAGTGCTGCGCCCGTGATGCGCCACAAGACACAATTTGATGGATGGTCCTCGGCGATGCAGCCGAGTTTCGTCACCGCGCCGGCAGGGGTCGAGTACGTGCCCTTCGCGCAGAAACAGCGCGACGCTGCCGAGCTTCGCGCCCTAGTGGAGGCTCACATCGCCGCCGGTGGTGCGTACGACGTGTTGCCTGCAACGACTGCTGCACAGGTGTCGGCATGAGCCTGTCTGCCGCTTCAACCAATCTGCACATTTCTACACAGATTTACTTGACTTCCCCATGGACGGGGAGCAGGATCTGCGCCAAGGAGCTTAAGAACTCCGAGGATACAGCGGCATCCGCGCCCGTCAGCATCGCGGTTTTTTTGCGCCTGCAAAACGAGCGCACCGACGTCTTTCTGCGTCGGGAGGCGGCAGCGATACAACACCCGCAAGGGGAAAGCTGTCGGCCGGTCTGTATCCCGGTTCTTAACCTCCCGACTTCCTCGGTGGGGCGCTTAAGAACGTCTCCCCGAGATCAATCCTCGGATACAGGAGACGTCTCCATGCCTCATGGCGCCCCTTCCACGCCCGGCAACGCTGCCGCGCGTCAGATTTCGCTCGCCTTCGGCCTGATCGCCGACACCCTCGAATGGCCCAATGAAGACTACCAGGCGTTCATTGCCCGGCTGGTCGGTGTGGGCGTGTCCCCGCTCGCCATCACCCTGGGCGACGTACTGATGGCCTACACCGCACAGTGCGATGCCCGTAGGGACACCCGTGGCGCTGATGGTAAGGGGGCGCACTGATGGCGCCGCCCAACAACGTGACCATCCCCGAGCCATGCCTGCGTCCGGTCATCGTGCTGGAGACGCCGATTCCTGGCCTCGGCCTGCGTGCCTCGTTCGACCAGCACAAGATCCTGTTTCTGGCGCTGGTACACATCGAGTCGGACACAGCCGCGACGTTCACCGCGCATCACTCTCGCAACGTGCTCAGGACAGCTACCGGGGGAATCCAGATCGGAACCGTCGTCTACCTGCTCGCCAAGGGCGAGGCCGAGCGCTTCTTCCAATGGCTGCGCACAGGCGAAAGCTACCCAGGCGGGGTGAACTGATGGCCAGCAGTAACGGGCATACGCCGGTACTGCCCGGCCCGATGGATCGCGGTGCGCAGGTCATCGGCAGCGCCGACTACCTGCGACTGTGCCGCATCGCCGACGCAGCCGCGTTGCTGGCCAAGCTGCCGAGCGAAGCGGCAAAGATGCTGGATATCAAAGCCGATCACACGTCTGCCGTCGCGCAGTACATGGCCGAAGACCTCGCCGCGATCCTGAGCCGATCCCGCCCTGCAGACGAGTAATGCACCACCCGGCCCCGACTGCGCGCCAACGCCGCCGGGGGCGGTCAGGAGAGAACCATGCAACACCACCGCACCGCCGCTCATGCGGCGAACGAAGGCTGAGCCGCCATGCAAGAAGAAATCCGCCAACAGGTACTGTCGCGCGTCCAGCGCGACTATGGCCTTAAGCACCGTAGCGGCACCGAGTACATGCGCGGGGGCAAGTGCCCTCACTGCGGCAAGAAGGAGCTTTACACCAGCTACCTCAAGCCATGGGTGCTGCGCTGTGGCCGACAGGCCAAGTGCGGGCAAGAGGTGCGCGTGCGTGACCTCTACGATGATCTGTTCGACGACTACTCGAAAAGCAACCCGCAGACGCCACAGGCGCCGCATGCTGCCGCTGACGCCTACCTGGCCACCGGCCGCGGCTTCAATGTAAAGCCACTGCGCGGCCTTTATACGCAGGAAAGCTACTACGACCGCACGAAGCGCGAGGGTACCGCCACGGTACGGTTCCCGTTGGTAAAGGGCGGCTGGTGGGAACGGCTGATCGACCGTCCGCACCGCTTCGGCAAGCAGAAGGCCCGTTTTGCGCCGGGCGAGAGCTACGCTGGGGTGTGGTGGGGTGCCGCCGCACAGGATCAGCTGCGCACCGCCCGTGAGGTCTGGATCGTGGAGGGCATCTTCGACGCCATCGCACTCCTGCAGCGCGGCATCTGCGCCGTTGCCGCCATGTCGAGCAACGCCTATCCCGAACTGTCCCTCAAGGAACTGAAGGCCGCACGCCCCAACGACCTGCCGGTGCTGGTATGGGGTCTGGACAATGAGCCGGGCGCACGCGCCTACACCATCAAGCACGCCCGCCGGGCCGAGAAGCTGGGCTATCGCTGCTTGGCCGCGCAGATCGAGCAGGTGGGCGAGAAGAAGACCGATTGGAACGATCTGCACCTGCGTGCGCAGGCGGCTGAGGACGGCGACGCGCAGTGGCAGGCTGACCTCGACCAGGCGCGCCACAACGGCGCGGTGCTGATGGCGCGCACGGCCGTGGACAAGGGCCTTGTGATCTACCAGCGCGAGCAGAAGACCGAGTTCCACATCGAGTTCGCCTCGCGCCTGTTCTGGTTCGAGTTCGACGCGGTGCGCTTCGACAAGATGATGCGCGAGAAGAATCCCGACGACGAAGAAGGTACGCTCAGCGATGAGGCGGTGGCCAAAATCCAGCGCGCCTGTGCGTCTGTGCAGCAGATCGCCAACTGCTACCCCGAGGCGCTCTACTTCCAGCGCCACGAAGCGACCGACGAAAGCTGGTACTACTTCCGCGTTGACTTCCCGCACGACGCGCCATCGGTAAAGGGCACCTTCACCGGCGCCCAGGTGGCCAGTGCCACCGAGTTCAAGAAGCGCATCATCAGCCTTGCCCAGGGTGCTGTGTTCAGCGGTAGCGGCCAGCAGCTGGACCGGATGATGGAAGACCAGCTTTTCAACATCAAAAAGGTCGACACGGTCGATTTCGTCGGGTACAGCCCCGAACACAAGGCGTACATCTTCCCTGACCTGGCCGTGCGCGCCGGCGAGGTCACCCTCGCCAACGCCGAGGACTACTTCGAGTTCAACAAGCTGCGCATCAAGACCACGCAGCGGTCGATCCGCATGGACATCCAGCGCGATCACGAAAACTACTCCACCGACTGGCTCGGCTGGCTTTGGACGTGCTTTGGCACACGCGGGATCGTGGCCCTCACGTTCTGGTTCGGCTCGCTGTACGCCAATCAGATCCGTAGCAGTCACAAGTCGTTCCCGTTCTTGGAAGCCACGGGCGAAGCCGGCGCCGGCAAGACCACGCTGCTCAACTTCCTATGGAAGCTGCTCGCCCGCGCCGACCATGAAGGCTTTGACCCCGCCAAGTCCACGAAGGCCGGCCGCGCCCGCGCCATGGGGCAGATTTCCGGCATGCCTATTGTGCTGCTGGAAGCCGACCGCAGCGACAACGGAGACAAGGCGCACGCCAAATCGTTCGAGTGGGACGAACTGAAGGACTACTACGGCGGCGGCACCCTGGCCACGCGCGGTGTGCGCAACGGTGGCAACGAAACCTACGAGCCGCCGTTCCAGGGAACCATCGTCATCAGCCAGAACGCGCCTGTTGATGGCAGCGAAGCCATTCTCACGCGCATCGTGAAGCTGCATTTCAAGAAGCCGACTGCGACGACCGAGAGCCGGCAGGCTGCGGACAATCTCAATGCGCTACCGGTTGAGAAGCTGAGCTACTTCCTGCTGGCAGCACTCAAGGCGGAAACCGCCGTGATGGAGAAGTTTGCCGAGCGCGTTCGGTTCTACGAAGCCAGGCTGCGCGAGGAGAAGGAGCTGCGCGTCGAGCGCATCATCAAGAACCACGCGCAGATGCTTGCCCTGCTCGATGCGCTACGGCTGGTGGTCAACCTGCCGGAACACATGGTGCGCGAAACCCGAGATGCCCTGGTCAAGATGGCCACCGAACGTCAGGACGCCATAGGCGCCGATCACCGCATCGTCTCCGAGTTCTGGGATGCATACGAGTACATCGAGATGCAGGCCAGTGGCGACAGGCGAACCGTGCTGAATCACTCGCGCGACGACACCCGCATCGCCATCAACCTCAACGAGTTCATTCAGAAGGCGGGCTACTACGGCCAGCAGGTGCCCGACATTGGCGACCTGCGCCGACTGCTGGTTGAGTCCAAGCGCCACAAGTTCGTGAGCGCCAACACCGCCGTCAACAGCGCAATCCGTTCCACCCCGATGCTCAGCAGCACCGTGAAGTGCTGGGTGTTCCAGAAGTAAGACCCGCAGCAACAGCAAAGGCCCGGCGGGGAGTGCGCCAACACCGCCCCCAAGGCCATCCACCAACGAAGTTCAGGAGAGAACCATGCAACAGATGACAGGCCAAGCCTTGACCACCCTCGCAAAGTCGCTGGATTCCAGCACCGGACCCGGTGCGGAGGCTATCACGGGTGTGCATAACTGTGTGAATGCTGCGGCAGACGGTGAAACCGACGCCAGCGCTACGGTCACCCTCCATATCACCCACAACCGCGTCATCGCCACGGCGATGCTGAACATGGGACCGGCCAAGATCGCGCAGTGCGTGTTCGAGCGCCGCAGGGGCAGCAGGAAGGGCTGGGAACTGGTGAAGGGAACCGACTTCAACGACGAGACCAGCTGGATTTCGCCCGAGCTTGCCGACCTGGCCAGCCGCATTCCGTTCCCCTACGAAGTGGCCAACATGCTGCCCGGCAAGCGGGCAACCGCCGCTGCCGTCGCACAGGCCGCGCAGGAGGTGGCCAATGGCTGATTTCGTCGCCCTGCTGGCCATGTGCGTGCTGCTGCCGGTCGCTGGCGCCACCATGCTCAAGATGTGGCAGACCCGCCCCCCCCGCCGCCGGCACAGCGGCCTGGCCGTGGGCCAGATCCCGCAGGCGCTGCGCCGCCGTACCCCCATGGCTGTGCGACGGGAGGTGGCCCATGGCTGATATCGATGCCGCCCGCCGATTCCTCGCCGCTGAGTTCGCGAGCGCGGGGCTGCCTCACGTCGCCGGCGCCATCCTGGGCGGCACCAGCCCCTTTGGCCAGGGCACGTACATCACCGCTGTTGCAGCCGCGCTGGCAGCGCCCTGTGCGGCCTGTGGCTGCGCGAAGGAGGGCACCCATGGGTAAGCGCAAGTTGATTGCGGTGTGGTTCTCCTGCGGGGCCGCGAGCGCCGTAGCGGCGAAGCTGACGCTGGACCGCTACGGCTCGACCCATGACGTGCGCGTGGTGAACAACCCCGTCGCTAACGAAGATCCGGACAACCTGCGCTTCGCCCGCGATGTGGCGGCGTGGCTGGGGGTTGAGGTCGAGACGGCCATAAATTCGAAGTTCCCCACCTGCAATGCCGTCGACGTGTGGGAGAAGGAGCGGTACATGGCCGGTGTCGCTGGCGCGCCCTGCACCCGCGCACTCAAGAAGCGCGCACGCCAGGAATGGGAGCAGATCCACAAGCCCGACTTTCACGTCCTCGGCTTCACCGTAGAAGAACGCGCACGCCATGAGCGGTTCGTGCGCGGCGAGCGCGAGAACGTGCTGCCTGTGCTGATCGAAGCAGGCTTGAGCAAGCCCGACTGCGCGGCTCTGCTACTCTCCGCCGGCATCGCTTTGCCGGCGATCTATCTGCGCGGCTACCCGAACGCGAACTGCATCGGCTGTGTGAAGTCGCAGTCGCCGACCTACTGGAACCACGTGCGCCAGCATGACCCGCAGGTGTTCGCTGAGCGCGCAGAGCAGTCCCGCAGGCTGGGCGCCCGACTGGTCAAGGTGAAGGGTCAGCGGATCTTCCTCGACCAGCTGCAGCCGTCCGACAAGGGCGGCTCCATGAAGTCGCTGAACTTCGATTGCGGCATCTTCTGCGAGGAGCCGCCGCACCACATTGTTACCAGCCGCAGGGAGGCTCAGGCATGAAGGCTATCGACTTGTTCGCCGGCGGCGGTGGGTTCACGGAGGGCGCCGAGCAGGCGGGCTGCGAGGTGGTGTTGGCTGCGAACCACTGGCCAGCAGCTGTAGCTACGCACGCAGCAAACCACCCACGCGCCAAGCACATCTGCCAGGACCTGCAGCAGGCCGACTGGACCCAGATGCCCCACTATGACCTCCTGCTGGCCTCGCCCGCGTGTCAGGGGCATACCCCTGCGCGCGGCAAGGAACGCCCCCATCACGACGCCACACGTTCAACTGCTTGGGCTGTCGTCTCTGCGTTGGAGTGCAATTCGCCAGAGGCGGCGGTGGTCGAGAACGTACCCGCCTTTCTCAAGTGGAAGCTGTTTCCGGCCTGGTGCGCAGCAGTGCATGCATTGGGCTACGCGATCAGTCCGCACTTGCTGGACGCCGCCGACTTCGGCGTCCCGCAGCACCGCGTGCGCGTCTTCGTCCTGCTGACGAAGAGCAAGCATCCCTTGGAGCTGAGGCTGCCGAAGGTGCCGCACGTCCCTGCCAGCAGCTTCATTGACTTCAACGCCGGTGCATGGACAGCGGTGGAGCGCCCTGGCCGTGCCGCTGCCACAATCTCCCGTGTACGCGCTGGCCGAGCTGCTTTCGGCGAGCGCTTCGTGGCGCCCTACTTCGGCACCGGATCTGGCTTGACCGGCCGGTCACTGGATCGGCCCATCGGTACGATCACAACGCGGGACCGCTGGGCCGTGATCGACGGTGACCGCATGCGCATGGTTTCGGTGGATGAAGCCAAGATCGCCATGGGCTTTCCCCAGCACTACGTGCTGCCCTCAAACAAGAAGGACGGGATGCAAATGATGGGCAACGCAGTTTGCCCGCCCAAGGCATGCCAGTTCATTCAAGCATTGAGGGCCGCAGCATGACGCAGCAGCAGAAGGCACCGCCGCGCGCCCTCCCCGCCTGCGCGGCGGGCCATAAAGCCAGGTACGTCCATGATCTACGCCGTGAGAGCGCGGGCGGCGGCCACCTGATCGAGTGCCGTTGCAGCACCACTGCAAAGCATCCGTCGTTCGACTTGGCTTGGGCTCATTGGCACAAGCAACACGGCCTGCAGGCAGTGCAACCGGCCACGGCTATGCCGGCGCCCGCACCCCAGCTGCAGCTGCGGCTGGTTGGGGGAACAGGTTGATGGCAGCCCCCGGAACGGCAGGTGGAGGTGGTTTCGGCACGTTCTGGATGCTGTTCGGCCAGTTCGGGGCAACGCTGACTGTCGAGCAGTTGCGTGACGCCTTCTTCCCGTCGTCAACCATGAAGACCATGGCCAACAAGCACAGCGCGGGTCTTTTGCCGCCCCGTGTCGGGGAGGTCTACGACACGCGCGACGTAGCCGATTGGTGGGACGAACAACGAAAGGCACGGGCATCGTGAACCAACGAAAAAGCCGCCGAAAGGCGGCTTTTTCTTTGAGGCGATGCAGCGAGCACGTGCCAATATTGTGCCAACGCCCTCAAAACCTTTGCACAGCAACGCTGTCGATCCAGTCCATCATGGGGGCCACGGACAGGCGCAGGGAATCGGCGTAACGGGCGGTGGCGGACGTCATCGGGGTGTTGATCGGGGAGACTGGCATTGCCAGTGAGATCAATAGTTTACACCGGACGGCTGAACGGCGGCGGGTGGCGCCGGGACTGGCCGCTCGACCGGCCCCGGGGTCGCCGCGTGGCTTACAACCCGCGGTTGCGCACCTGTTCCTGCTGCTGCTCCTGCGCACGCTGGTTGAACTGGCTGTCCAGCGCTTCGCTTTGCCGGCTGCTGGCCTCGACCGAGTGCGATACCGCCTGCTGGCGGTCGACGAAGGTCCGCTGCGCCGCCGGGTCGCCCAGCTCGCCCTGTACCGCAAACAGACCGGTGCCGTCGGGGCGGGCCACGACATGGTCGATCTGGCGCATGCCGGACACCTTGCTTTCGTACGCCAGCTGGCCGGCCGCCCGCTCAACCTCCTGCGGGTTGGCGAACAGTGGCTTCACGCCGGCCTGGGCACGCTGCTGCTCCAGCGCCTGCAGCTTGCCCAGCGCCTGGCCGAAGCGCGCGTTGTCGGCGTGCCCGGGGTCGCGCATGCTGGCCGGCGCTGCGGGCTCGGCCCGGGCCGGAGCCGCCGGCGCGGTACCGGCCTTCACCGCGTTGGGGGCATCGACCTGCGCCAGGGTCTTGCGGCCTGCCTTGCCATCGTCGTCCAGGCCGTTGTTGGCCTGGAACTGCTTGACCGCCGCAAAGGTGTCCTTGCCATACACACCATCGGCGTGCAGCGGCTTGCCATCGGCCCCGGCATAGCCCAGCGCCGCCAGCTTGCCCTGCAAGGCCTTGACCTCATCGCCGCGCTCGCCCTGCTTCAGCACGCCATCGGCCATCGGCGCCTGCTGTGCACTGCGTGCGGCCTGCGCGGCCTCGGGGCCCTGCGCGTGGACCTTGCCGCCCAGGGTGATGCGGTCATTGAGCATGTCACCCAGGAACCTGCGGTACTGGTCCGGCTCGAGCTCGATATGTGCGTGCACGGCACCCGGGGTGCCGGCATCGGACTGGCGGATCAACGGCGCGCCGTACTCGACGAAATCACCAGTCTTGTAGGGGGTGCTTCCACGTGCACCATGCAGCACCTGCCCGACCAGTTCACGCTGCGGATGCCCGGCCGGATGGCTCCAGATGCTGATGGAGTTCCACTTGTCGTTGTTGACCTGCACGTAGCCCGCGACCGGATTGGGAATCATCACTTCCCGGTCGCCGCGCGAAGTACTCAGGATCAGATCCTTGTGCACCAGCGGAATGCCGTTGCGATCACCACGGGTCCGCACCGTTTCCAGCTCGCCCTCGACCATTGCCGACGGGCGGTCAGCCTTGGCGGCATTGCCGGTGCGCACGGCCTCGGCGTTGGTGTTGGGGTGATGGATCTTCAGTTCGCGGTAGGCATCCTCGCCACTGGTGCCATGACGCAGTGTGCGGTTGCTGCTGCCGTTGCCAAAGGGTTCGACCACGACGATGCGCTGGCCACCGGGTGCGGGTGCGGCAGCGGCATCGGGTTCGCGCGCAGTCGCGGGTGCGGGTGCCGCAGCAGGCGTGGCCGGTGCCACAGGCTGCGCCGGCGTGTGCTCGCGTACCACCGTATCCAGAGCCTGCAGGGTCTGCCGGCCGGCCTTGCCATCAACGGTCAGCCCATGCGCCTGCTGGAACTCGCGCACTGCATGCTCGGTGTTGGCACCGTAGTGGCTATCGGCTGTCAGAGGTTGCCCGTTGCGGCCGGTATGGCCGGCCTGGATCAACTTGGCCTGCAGGGCCTGGACCTCGGTACCGTGCTCGCCGGGTGCCAGCACGCCGTCGGCCATCGCCGATGCGGCCGCGCGCTGCCCGCGCTGACCCGGCTCAGGTTCACCGAACGCTTGCTGGTAATCCTTGCCCCGGTAAGCCTCGGGGTTTTGGTTGACCTGGTCGTAGCGCGCCAGCCCGACCAGCGCGTTCTTCTCGGTGAGCGCACGATCACGCAGCGAATCCCACAGGGTGGGCGAGCTCTGGAAGTGCGACTGCACGTTGGCGTGCTTGTAGTCCTGCACCGCGCGGACAATCTGCTCGTCACTCAGCTCAGCCAGCTTGAAGTCTTCGCTGTAGGCTTGCTGGAGACCCTTCTGGAACACCGAACGTGTCATGCCGCGGTACTGCACCGAGGTGCTCCACAGCGCGTCCTGCACGGCCGGACCACGGCCGGAAAGATCAATGCCTACATCCTTCAGGCGGCCCATCTGCACGTCGTAGTACTGGTGCTGGATGAAGTCGTGCTGGTCCCTGGCAAACCCTGCCGGATCGGCCGCCGCCACTTCCTTCCAGCGTTCGGTGAAGGCCGGGGTTCCTGCCTGCAGGCCGTTGAAGCGGTTGCCATAGCGCGAGGCGGCGACGTATTCGTCCACGCCGCCAACGTTGGTGGCGTACTGGTAACTGCCATACGACACGCCACCATGGTCGCCCCTGCCGGTGGAAACGTGGCCGGGGCCACGACCTCCGGTTTCGAAATGCGCCGACGTCTGGCCGCGATGCCAGCTGTCCATTGCCTGCTTTGCCTGAGTCACAACATCCAT